ATATATATTTATTATATTAGGAGTTCCGGAGTTCCAGAAACGGAGGAACTCCGTAATAATATATTACATATATAGATAACCTGTTCAAAACACAAAACCGAACACATTCTGACAAAATATTTTTACTACTGGCTTAAACAGCGGAGTTTAGTCGAAATATTTATTTGGGGTACTATAGACATAAGGGCGCGTAGTTAAACAAGGGTGGGTAGGTTTCTCCCTTTTATCCCTTCTGCCTGATGTATTCTGATATGCCTGATATGTCCGATTGATCCATTTTGCGTAGATATTGGGGTATTGGGATATTTTCTGAGGATTACTAGCAATACGGCATATATCCATTAAATAACTTTCGCCCCATATCTTCTATATGTCCATATTGTCCGATTAGAACATTTGTTCGATTAGCCCACGCAAGAACCCATGTCCATTATGTCCGATTTGCCTTGATCATCACTTATGTCTGAATTGCCCCACTACTGCGTAGGTGTGGCGTAAATCACATGGCGAAAGGCTTGACTATTCTCTAGTGTCCTGGTTGCCCCGATATGTCCGAATTTCATGTGATGTGCCTCACACCATGTCCGATTTGCCCTAGAATCGCCCAATTCCGATTCTTGCCCTGACTTGTGCCCTGCCCCGCCTTGTGGTTCACTTCTCGCATGGAGCCGGCGAGGCTCCGGTTGGCTGGGTCGCTCCATGTGCCCTAGTCGGTGTGGCTTTTTCAGTAGCCCTGCTCTCCGGCTAGTTCTCACCTCTGGTTCTTGCTCCCGAACCTCAATTCCTTTTCTTTTCCACATGTGCGCTGGGAACCCTTGATGAATTGCCCTAACGGGTAAGAGTAACCAAGCCAGCGCATGCGTGAGGGTTGGGCGGGTTCGATTCCCTCTCAACCCACTAGGGCTATCTGCCCTAACAAGAGAGAGGTTCATCATGTCTAGCAAAGTCAATGTAATAACCGCCCCGCGTAATGTTCGAGTTACCCGCGCATGGAAGGTAAGCCGTTACCCGATTTTTCCCGTAACGATTACCCGCCCTGATGGGTCGGTGGAGACAGTTTGGCAAGAGCAACCCAAAGCGCCAAAGGTTCGCAAGGCTAAGGCTAAGGTTGCCAAAGTTCGGGTAGTTGGTACTTCCCGCGCTAATGATTCTGAGAGAATTGCCCGCGAGTGGGAGATTCTCTCTGCCATAAGTAATGAAGTCAAAGAGCGTTACCTTTAATCAGGTAGCCCAGGTTGGTACTTCCGGCGGGTTCGATTCCCGCCCTGGGCACGTTGGGAAAGTATCCCAGCAAGAGAGGAAAGCATGGCAGACACGCTAAGCGCGAGAGCGCTGGATATTCTGGCAGAGTACGAGTTGATCGAGAAAAGATTAACGAGAGAGAACAAGACCCACCAGTTCAGAGAGTGGGCTAAGTCTGAGGAGTTCAGAGTTGCCACCAAGCGAACTAAGTTGATAGGGTTAGGCGGTAGGCCGGTATAAGTTGCGAGTAGTATGGATAGCGTGGTACACTTTGAGAGTGTGGGGGTTCATGACCCCGCCACGCACGACTTGACTATGAGAGGTCAAGCATGAGAAGATATGATAGAGAGGTGATGATATGGAAGAACAAAGAGTGTGCGAGCGTTGCGAGGCAGAGATGGATAGTGAGGCTACTTACTGTCCAGAGTGCCAAGCGATATGCGAGAGATGTTCTGATGTTGTAGATAGTGATAACACGGGATATGTACAAGGTGATGTGTGGTGTGATGACTGTCGCTCTGACCATGCTTTCTGGTGCGAGCGCTGTGATGAGTACTACGATATGAACCGATTTAGTTACTACTATGTAGATAACTCTTGCTACTGTGAGGACTGTGTTGGCGAGGTTGCTTATTACTGTGAGAACTGTGATGAGTGGCGTAGTGATGACTGTTGTAATAGTGATGATGCTATTATCAAAGACTATTCCTACAAGCCTGACCCAGTCTTTCATGGCACTAACAAGCATGGCCTTTATCTTGGTTGGGAGTTGGAAACCCAACTAGAGCAGGGTGATCTCATGGAGCGAGCAGAATACGCAAACATGAATCTAGAAGGCCTAGCCTATCTAAAGCATGACGGCTCGCTACGTAACGGGTTCGAGATAGTTACCCATCCAGTAGCCCATAACCTGCTACGAGAGCGGGAGTTAGATAGATACTGGAGAACTATCGAGGAACTACGTACAACCTACAATATGCGTTCATGGGATGTACGCACTAACGAGTGTGGACTACATGTACACGTATCTCGCGCTGGGTTCTCAGGTTCTTTACATAAGCACATGTTCTTGCGGTTGATATATGGCAACCCTGAGATGATGTCTAAGTTTGCCGGTAGGCTGTCGAGGTTCGCCAGTTTCTCTGATGTGTGGCATAACGATATGTTCGGTAGGCCATATCGCAACTACAAGAGTAAGTTAAATCGCGGCGGCGAGCGCAACTCTGCCGTCAATACCTATCCAGAACACACTATCGAGGTGCGGTTCTTCAGGGGTACGCTCTCCAAAGAGGGTATACTTGCCTGCCTAGATTTAGTCCAAGCGTGTGTCGAATATACTAGACACCTAACCTCCAGAGATGTTATGCTTGGCGCATTAAGTTGGGATATGTTCTACGAATATGTCCATGATAATAACGGGATATACCCTAGTGCGTATGCCCGTATGCCTAAAGTTACTTCAGTAAATCTGAAGAACGTCGAACTGATACAAGCCTAGAGAGGAGGCTATATGTGTCTATTGGTAGTGTGCGAACCTAATCACACACCCAAGCGGGAGGAGTTACAGCAAGGTGCTTGTAAGAATCCGCATGGGTTTGGGTTCGCCATCATAGCAGGAGATAAGATTATCTCTGAGCGTAGTATGAGTGCTAAAAAATCCATCAACCGATTCCTGGAATTGCGATCGCAATATCCAGAATCATACGCCATGTGGCATGCGAGATACGCTACGCATGGTGTAAAGAACGAGTTAAACTGCCATCCGTTTAAGGTAGGTGGTTCTGACTTGACCTATCTAGGACATAATGGTATGCTAGATATTACTCCAGCCAAAGATGATAAGCGTAGCGATACGCGTATCTTTGCTGAGGACTGGTTGCCTAGTGTTGGACTTAAGATGTTAGATAATCCATACATGATAGAGTTCATAAGTGAATGGTCTAGTGGTAACAAGATATGTGTACTCACAGTAGACCCACAGATGGATTACTGTATGTATCTCATCAACGAGAACCTGGGTAAGTGGGTTGATGGTATATGGTGGAGCAACGATGGATACAAGCCGTATGTACCACCAGCCACAACCCCATACAAGTATGAGTACACAGCACCACAGACTTATACTAGAGTGGAGACACCAGACCCAGACTTTGATCGAGAAGATTATGTACTGGAATGTCCAACGTGTCAAGTTGAGACAGACCTTTGGATGGAACCTTATATGTGTATGTGGTGCGGTATATGCTTTGACTGCGAATCACACTATACCGACTGCTTGTGCTACACCCCAGGAGATAAGCCAAGCGTATGGGATACACGACAAAGACTCAAAGAAGTGTTATGGTAGAATTGAGTGCGACCTCTCATCACCTGAGTATGTGGATAAACTACTCACCAAGTTTCGTTAGGCGCAGGGTCTAACGATTAAACGAAAGGCACTATATGGGTACAGCCCCGAACATCGCAGACGAACTCCGATCAATTGGAGAGGAGCTCGACGACACCCGCTTGATTATGCTAGCGGAATCATTGAATCCTACCCACCCAAAGGGTACGATAGTCAAGGCAAAGCCTGATAACGGAAGATTCCAAGACACATCTGCTTGGGTATCCAATGGAGATGGTACATACAAGCACATCACAGGTGAGCGTGGATTAACCGCCACCTTCCCACGTCTACATGGTTTCGTAAGCGTGGTATACTCAGCGTGAGTTTACCAGAAGAAATCATAGCGACATACATTGTTGTATACAATACTGAAGGTCTGCCTGAAGATGTCGATATCGATACAGCTATCGATATGGTAAAGACAGACCTTGCTGATACATACTCAACAACTGAGTATGACCGGTGGTACTTGACCGACAAAGATGGCAAGCCACTTTCCGCAATACCAAAGGAGTAATATGGATACAGCGTTAGCCGGTCTATGTACCGGACACCCCGAGCCTGACCTATGGTTCTCTGATACAGATGATGAGAAGGGTAGAGGTAGGCCACGCAAGTCAGAAGAGAACAAGCGACTAGCTAATACACTCAAAGCCATTGAGATATGTAGTCGTTGTCCTGTTAAGCAAGAGTGTTTGGATCAGGGTATGTTACCTGAGAATCTAGAACATGGCGTGTGGGGTGGACTGATGAGCGGCGAGCGCATTATCCTACATGCTGCTGCGAATGGTGGTTACATTATGGGTGACAACCGACATGTAAATGCCATTCAATTTTCTAAGAGGGTGAGACTATTATCAAAGCTAACCCATACAGAGTAATCTTTGTGATACTTGTAGCACTATTGTTAGCGTCTATAATACATGACTCTGCCGAAGCACCACCAGTTACACAAACGCGTGAGCGGGCGATACCCAGACTGGAATGGGGCATGGCAGACAGCAAAGCATACGCTGTCAATAGGCTACAGGTATGGGTAAAAGAAGAATGGTTATGTCTAGAGAAGTTGTGGACTAGGGAATCCCATTGGAATCCCCGAGCATACAACAAAATTAAAGTAAGCGGGAAGAATGCCGGTGGTATTCCCCAACTTCTTGGACTTGATCCGACTACGCATCCTGCCTATCAGATAGAGAAAGGTTTGAACTATATCTATCATAGATACGATACACCTTGCGAGGCGTGGAAGTATTGGCAGAAACATAGGTGGTACTAATGGCCACGTATGAATATGAATGTCCTAGTGATGGTACAATAACTGCCATCACTAGAGGCATGACTGAACCTGAGCTAGAGTATAACTGCTCTAGCTGTGGTTCACTACTGCGTAGGATATATAGTCCTCCGCCTATATCATTCAAGGGTTCAGGATTCTACAGCACAGGAGGTTAGTATGGAGCCAGAGAAAGAACTAGAGCAAGACGAGTTGTTCGAAGAGTTATACGCAGACTGGATGCGAGAAGAAGCCAGTTACTTCTACGGTTTATAAGGAGATAGCATGGGATTCTACAGTGAAGAAGTGTCTAAGAGTTCTTTAATTGATACTTGGTCTACGCCAAAAGATTTCTTCAAAGAACTTAATGATATGTATAACTTTGGATTAGATGCTGCTGCCTTACAGTCATCAGCACTATGCGAGAAGTGGTACGGTCCCGATCATCCTAACAATTTAAGGCGAGATGCTTTTGATTGGGAGTGGCACAAGGATTGTGACGGCAAGCCCATCTTCCTTAACCCACCTTATGGCAGAACCATTGGTCTTTGGTTGCGTAAAGCAAACGAGGAGGTACAAAGGGGTGCTGTAGTTGTTGCCTTAGTACCATCAAGAACTGATACAAAATGGTGGCACGACTATGTTATCCAACACAGAGTAGCCTTCATCAAAGGTAGATTAAAGTTCGGCAATCAAAAGAATCCAGCACCATTTCCCAGTGCTGTCGTACACATGGAGGCAGTATGAAAGATGTATCAATGTCTCAGTTAGCTGAGGCAGCAGAAGAAATTATACACATGAAACGTGTAACACATCCAGCTTCAGAGCTTGTAAAGTATCTTGTAACAAATGATAAGCCTGACCCAATGAACTTTGTCGCAATGTTACACGACTATACAGGCACTGTAATTACAATAACTATGGCACGTGTATGCAGTGAGTTTTATACTGAAGAAGAAATGGATGCCAAGAAAGATGAGTATCTCAACAGAGTAACCGACTCTCTTGTATCCGATATTGAATCCTACATTCAGGAGAACGATGATTCTATATGATATAACTAAAGAAGAAGAGCGTAGGTTTCTGGAGGACTATTCCGGCAGTTCTCCAGAGCAATACTTCTACCAAGAATTTGGTGAGGTTACATGGTCTGATCCTGCAGAATTGCCAGACCTACCTAATGAGGAGGTGTAATGCTACATGTTATAGTTGGCATAGTTGCCTGCTTGTTCGTGACTTACATCCTCTTACTCATTGAGGATATTCTAAACTAACCTCATCAATATCGGAGCGGTCGAGGTCGTTATCTTTATACGGCCTTGACCCTCCAATTTTTTTAATTAATTTCTTTATAATTCTTTTATGACGCATGCGTATAGCATCAGTTGATACATCTTCATACATCTTAGCTATCTCATCAAAATCCATACCATCACCATAACGATAGAACAATAACATGGTATCGTCCATATCTAAATTAAGATACGCATCTTCAATTTCAATTAACATGACCATTAGATTCCCACCCTCTGATGGGGCAGATGGCCGTCCGGGTCTGCCAAGATTTAACTTATGGGTGATAGACATCTCGCCTCGGATAACGGAAGGCAACAATGCTTCCACTATATCGGCATCATAATAATATAAATCACTTACCTCATAGCCTAATGTCTTAGACTTCCAATACTGACAATAGTCTAGTGCTTGATTACGCAGAGAACGATAGATAAGATTCTTTGCGTCCTTCTCACCAATGGATTCCCATTCATCCAGCTTGTTAGGATGTTTAGCGAACCATTCGTAGAGGGACTGCTTGATATCCTCAAGCTCTACCATTGGAAACTTCTTGTGATAATCTGCAGAGACTGCAGTCACAACATATTCCCACTTCTCAATACGTTCCCAGTTCATTATCCCCAACGCTTCCCATGTACGACGAATGATCCGTCCTTATGTATAGGAACGACAACTGGTGTAACAACATTCCCATCCACATACAAAATACCAAAGCCTTGTTGCCAACTGAATAACCCACCCTTAACATACAAAGCATGCTTATAGTTCATGAGATTGCCAACTTCCATACCCCACACAGTATTGCTCTTACCACCTGAGTAGTTCTGAGAGAAGTGGCTAACACCTAAGCGATGAGTGTGTCCACATACAACGGACATGCCAGCCTTCTTGGCTAGACCAAGTGCAGTGAGACCACCAGTATGATTGACCGTGCCTTCATCTCCATGTAATAGAATCCAACCAGGAGCAAGGTTAAATGGACGACGATGGTAGGTAATACCTAAGTCATCAAGACGCAAGAACTTTTCTAATGTAAGTTCTGGTAGGCCTAACAGGCCTGGGCTTCTAAGCATAACAGTATTAAACAACCTATCAGTATGATTACTGCGAATCATGTGCTCGACCTTGAGCTCTTCCAGCACACGCACAGTTTCATCTCTGTCTCTACCTATGCTTTGTTCATACTCTAGTGGAGTACCCTTAGCCCACTTGGATATGGTTTGCATGTCCATCTCGTCGCCAACAGATACAACCATGTCAGGCTTGAATGCACGAATGAACTTAGCCAGGTTAGCAACCGCACGCTTGTCATGATACGGTATCTGTAAGTCGGAAACGCATACGATGGTTTTCATTTCTTATCCCATTCTCCATTCATTACTAACAGTGCAATGATTGCATAGTTAGCTAGATCCATAAATGAATCTTCGAGCGGCTCATGTTGTGGTTGGTCTGATGGTTTGTCCAACAGATTATTTATTCGTGCTATCTTGTCATGAATCCTAACGCGCAATCCATTCATTGCGCCACCAGGTGAATCACTAATGTTCCTGGAGCCATAGTCGTGGTGTTTAGAAAGTAGGATTTTTTCTAGTTTTTTGTAGGTTTTTCGTACTGCAACTTCGAAGTCAGTAAGGGGAATCTCAACGTCACCAATAGGGAATCCTCCGTGCGTACGATACCACTCGTCACCAGGCCGTGACTTTGAAGGTAGGTTATAATCTGCCATATCTCTTCATCCTCTATCTTCCTGTGCTTCATCTAACATCTTCCTTATTTCCCTGTCGAAGTTCAACATAGCTAACCTTACTTCTTTGTCTTGAAGAAAGTCTTCTAGTTCTGGTTCACCCATCTCAGCAACAAACAATATATGATAAGTTGCTTGCACCAATTCTTTTACATGTTTGTAATCTCTCTTGACTGTAGCAAAGTAAATGTCACGAAGCAAACTTCCTATCTTAAGCGAGTATCCATCTGGCAGTATTAGAGAAGGATCAAAATCCTCGCCCTCTGTAAAGTGTTCAACATATTCAAACACATTATCGAATGTGTCACCACACCAGCCGCATCTAGTAAAATCGTTACGCATTTAGTTTAGCCTTCTCCCTAATATACCCGGCTCCATATTTGACATACGAAGAATTGACATCCTCGCCTTCTGCCATTTGAATGATAGTAACTGGCAGTTCTCGGGCAAGACTATTGGCAAATTCTTTTCCTGGTTGGTCTCCGTCAGCAAAGACGAACACTCTCTCAAAGTCTGCAAGCAATCTTGTGTAGTGTTTCTTCCAGCTGTTCGCACCCGGTACTCCAATACAAGGAATGCCAACACAAGCAGAAAGAGTAAGGGTATCCAGTTCACCTTCGCATACTCCAATCCAATCGCCTGCTTTTTCAACGTCGGTTACATTGTACATCTTGGTATCAGCGCCAGTTAATCCCATGTACTTAGGCTCCACAGCAGGATTAAGAGAGCGAAAGCGTAGGTCAACAACTCCTGTCTTTGTAATGTATGGAATAGAGAGTCGACCAACGTAAGATTCATGGCCTGGTTCAGGCTCCACGACTACGCCTAATCGCGCCAACCGTGCTACTTCTGGAGTTATTCCTCTGCTTTTGAGGTAGTCGTGCGCCTGAGAGATGTGCCCCGCGTACTTCTCGGTTGCCACCCCCAGCAATTCTCTCTGAGAATTTGATTGCTTCATATACGCTTATGCCTTCCTGTCTTGCAATAATTTGTAAGCTATTTCCAGACACTCCGCAGGCGAAACATACGAAGAGTTGTCGCTCGAGATTCGCTGTACCAGATTGATGTGTATCGTTATGGAACGGACACTTGAGGTTGATCTGTCCGTTGCTTCTAGTAATGTTTGCACCATAATATTCTAGCACCGCTTTCATTGAAGGTAGGTCACTCAAATAAATCACCCAGTCTAAAGACTACATACGAATCTGCTATTGCTTTTCCTCTTGCTTTGATGATAACTGCTGGGAGGATTTGTTCAGGTTGTAAAGCTCTTGCCTTTGCATAATTTCCAGCTTCCGTTTGAGCTTCTTTTGTCCAACCAGAGAGGTCAATGCGACCTGATTGACCTGGGGCTTTGGCTTCGAGGATTCCGATTTGTCCGAGGAAGTCTTCATGTATGACAACATCTCCTTCGTCGTTTCGTCCAGCCCTTGCCAAGCGTTCTGCAGAATATCCATGAGCACGGAACCAATCTCTAACTTCCGTTTCAAACCTAGAACCCCTCTGCTTGTGTGACTTACGGCTGGTCATAGTACGCCACCAGACCCATGATGTCCCGATAGGCGTAGATTAATCCTTTGGTGTACTCATGGTTGCGTATCAACTTGTCACAGTTGGGGCATCTTACCAGTCCAGTAGCATCTTCTTTTAATACTTCGGAATGTAACTTAATCTTACTGTTAAGTATAGCCATCAAGTCTTGTGGGTTCATGCGTTCTCCGGTATGTCGTCCATGAACATATACTCTGGATTAAAAGCAACCCATGTCATGAGAGTTCCTCCAGCGTCTGCTCTTCCATATCTATTCTTAACAGGAGCAATGCACATTGATGTGCCGACCACGCCGAGAGTACAGATGAGAGCAGGTAGTTGAGCCACCTTACCCTGGATGGCGCTACGTGGCTGGCAAGGCGTACCTGCCACAGCCTCCGAAGTGTGATGTAGTACGATGATTGCAGCATTAGTGGAACGCGCAAGGTACTTCAACTCCTTCATGATTGCTCGCATAGAAGCAAACTCTTCGCCACCATCAGTGGCTACGTCCATCAAGTTATCGACAATGATACAATGTGGTGGGCAACCCCACAACTCTTCGAACGCGAGCACCTCTTCATCAATGTCCTGTAGTGTAGGACTTGAATCAAATGACCAGACAATGTGATTACCCTTAGACAAAGTAGCCTTAGTCCAACCAAGATCTTTATTAATCAATTGCTCTACGTCAGCTTGGCTTTTGCCAGATATCATAGATGCCAATCGCATAGCCATCGTATGTGCGTTGGTATCTGCGCTTATGTACAGCGTAGGTACTTTCATCTTCAATGCTAGAGCAAGAGCCAGCGTTGATTTTCCCGCACCTGGCGCTGCTGCAAACATAGATACTTCTGCACGTCGTATGATAATTTGGTTTGCCTCGAAAGCTTTGAAGCAAGTTGGTAAAGGTTCACCACCGATTGATGCTCTTCCAACTGATCTGACAAGTGTACGCATTGGTCTCCATAAATCTTATTATAGAACAACCGTATCCAGTCTTCTGCTGTGATACGGTTGCCCTGAGTTTGTGCCGTCATTAGTTGGCCGGTTGACATTGCTCCGGACCTTGTGGCATTGTACATACCCACATCTTGTACGGCTTACCGTTCTTTTTGCTGATGCCTTGCAGCAATTTGCGCGGCCCGTGTACGCATGTAGGTGCGACTAAAGAGTCCGCTTGCGGCGGCGGGGTTGGAGCGGAGGATGTGGATGGCTTTGTGTCTGGAGTTGAACCAGAGATTGCTAAAGGGATTGTGTTGTACGCCCCTTGCAATAGTCCACGAACAGATGCAATCTGTGAGGAGTAATCACCAATGCCTTCAAGCAGTACACTAAGTTCGTCAGCTGTGTTAGCACGAACGTTAATCATATCGCCGTCTCTGCCCAACCTGTATGATACTTGTAGTTTATAATCTTCTGATGCCACGTTAACCTATCTTTCCTGGATAAAATTCGCATACGTCTGTGAATCCGCAGAGCGTATTGCAACTGTTGGTGTTCGGTATAAATATACCAGCTTGTCTAGCTTTGTCAAACATTTTTATCATGTATGAAATTTTGTCATGTGTAAAAGCACTCAGATCAATGAGTTCGCCAGTTCCACCCTGTCGTGCCATGTAATAGTTACCGTAGTTAACTGGAACTCCGTATTGTTTTTCAATACCAATCTTGTAGAATCCAAGTTGCAACGGGTTGCTCGGTAGACGTTGGCTAGTCTTGAGGTCAACAACCACAAGCTCACCATTCACGTCAAAGATGCGGTCAATAATCATCTTGACTTCTACGCCTTCGATTTCAGTGACGATACCCAACTCGATAGCAGGTGTACCATCCGGTGTCTTCCATATTTTCCAACCAGAATTATTCTTTCGCCATTCAATGTATGACTCTAACCACTTCGGTCCAGATGTCTGCCACCAGGTAGCATCTTCCTTGTCAGGATTAGCCTTGGTTGCACGACCTCCAACCCTTGCTGTGGATAAATCAATGCCATCTAACGCTTCGTCCCATGAGGCTTTCCATAGTTCCTGGATATTAGACATTCTCAAGATCCCATCTCTCTGCTGCTCGGTGGAACGCAGTTCCGCCAACTGACCATACTGAAGGTTTCTCAGGTGTCTCTAATAATCTTCCCAGGTAGTATTGATAACCACAGGTCAGATAAGTTGTGAATGCTGAATAACTTATATGTCCAGGTAATTTGTAATCACCTAATTGAAGCATTTATTTTCCCCTGTCTAATTGTATTACCTAAACCCCCAGGAGGACAGGAGAGTACTCGACTAGAGGCTTAGGTAAACCTATTTAT